GCCTTTATGGGCGTGGGAGACGGGGGCGGCGTGGTGCCATCGCCTGACCCGGCACAGGTCAGCCTGGTGAATGAGCGATATCGTGCCGCACTGAACAGAGTGGTTATCGCTGACCAGTCAGCCAACATCATCCGCGCGGAAATGATTATGCCGCCGCAGGTTGGCGGGTTCTGGCTGCGTGAGGCCGGGCTGTTTGATGAGGATGGCGTGTGCCTGGCGGTGGCAAGCCTGGCCCCGTCCTACAAACCCCTTTTAGCCGAAGGTTCGGGACGCCTGCAGGCGCTGAATATCTGGATAGCCGTCAGCAGCACCGCAGATATCGAGCTAAAAGCCGATCCGTCAGTCATTCTCGCTACGGTTGATGAAGTGAATAAGGCCAGGGATGAAGCGAAGGACTACACCGATCAGGTAGTCGGTGATCTTGATACCAGCATTCAGCAGGTTATCGCTGACGCTATCACTGCGGCGCGTCGGGACTTTTGGGAAGAAGAAAACCCGCCTGGAACGGTGCGCTTCTTTGCTCAAAATGTCGATCCGAACGAGAAATGGCCGTGGTCCCAATGGGTGTACACCGGCGAAAACAAAACGATCCGCGTTGGAAAGGCTGACGGATCGGACGTCGGGCAGAGCGGCGGCAGCGATACCGTTACACTGCAGCGTGCCAACCTGCCCGCCGTTCAGATTGACGTGACCGGCGAAACCAGCGAACAGGGGCAGCAGGAGCTGACGACATCGGGCAACGGAAGGCACCGGCACAGGGCAGGTGACGGGGCGCCGGGGGATACCTGGCAGGATGCCACACACGGAACGGATAACCAGAAATATACGGGGTGGAACTATACCGACTATGCAGAAGACCATCAGCATGGCGTCACGATCCCGCCCCACAAACACACGACCACCGGCAAAACCGACAACCTCGGTAATGGCCAGGCAATTAACGTCGTTGAGGCGCACACCTTGCTGATGTGCTGGGCGCGGGTTGCATAGTATCGAGCATCGTCAAAAATAACGGAGCTGCAGCATGTTCAGAAATGGCGATGTTTGCCGGTTTAGTAAAACCCCTCGATGAGGGGCTTTTGTTTGATTAAATGTTTTGGTATATCAGAATATCTTTAAACGAAGGTTTATTACAGCAAGTATTAGATATATCCAAAGTAAATATCTCTTTAAATCAAATCATAAATTAAAGGTCATCTAAATTTCTCTTAATATAATCTTTGATAACATCAAGTCTTACATCGAGAAATGTTGCCTCCGATTGTAGCTCATTTCTAACCCGGCAAATGCTCTGTTTTTCTTCCAGGCTTATCGAATCATCGTCAAGTTGTAGATCAAGATTATTTATTTCATTTTTAGCTAATAGAATTTTATTTTGAATATTTTCATGTTCTGAAATTAAATCATCAATGTCTATATGACTGTTTTTGGAGGTTTTTATCTTAGATAACATCGCCGAATAAAATGTATTGGCAGTGGCACCCAGAATAGCTCCACTTATTGCATTTGATATTATTGGAGTTGCCGCTACTGCGGCTGAAGCAGCTAGCTCGATTATTGACGGTTCATCAATCTTCGCATCAAGGGATTTTACTGCATGATGCAGGAACGAATCTATTTGGTGCATTAGAAAAATATCAACATTAGCTTCTCGTTTCATTTCAGTAACTAGCGACTCTATTGGGCCTCTATTCTGGTTGTTTATTTGATAATAAAAATCTTCCTTTTCATCATTGGTGATGTATATTATTTTTTTTATTTCTTTTTCTTTTGCTTCATCAATGATTTGCATCCATATATATAAATCACTATACTGTGCATCATAATTAATGCCATTAAAAGAAAATCTATCATTGCCCTTTTTAGGGGCGTCAGCAAAACCAGGGCCTGTGCGGTATTTATATCTAATCGCTCCAGCGATATTTATTTTATTTATGGCATCTTGATTAGGCTCACTACCTATGCGCCCCTCTGTTAACTCATCAATTCTATCTCGAAGGTCATCATGTGAATTAACAAAATCGATGCTTGACCTGCGTGCCTCCAAATTAGATTCATTAAAATCAGAAAGCGTGTTTTTTAACCGTGTTTTTAAAGTTTCAAGTTCGCTTCGCAAATTTGAATAGCGAGATAATGTATCTGAATTGAGCTCAGTGAACATTTTATCAAGTTTTGTACTGAGGCTCTTGTTAATATCTTTTAAGGAAGTCCGAGCGTTCTGTACTACCGCAAGTCTATTGCGTTGGTACTCCAGGCATACATGGAATGGGATCCATACTTGTTCCTTGAGATTCCCCCAGACTTCGAGGAACTGTCTTCGTGTAGATTCTTCACAGCGATACAGTGATAAAAGTATGTTTGTATCAAAAACGAAAAGTGTGCCAGCATCTTTGTACGCTTCATCAATTTCCTGCTCTGTAGGCCCATAAAACCCACCAAACTTATCTTTCATTCGCGAATTGCCCTGTGTTTATGTTCTAAGTACAACATTCTACATGTTTTAGTTGAAATAACATTAATCCAGATTAAAGCAGCCGATTAAGTGACTTGGTTGTTGCGTTAATAGCTTTGGTGGCACTGGTCTGAAGGTCTGCCAGGGCATCGCTGATGGAGGATGATTGCAGCTTCTCGCGAAAATCTGCATCTGCCCGGCTGAGGCTTAACGTAAATTCAATTTTCTTTGCGCCACCAAACTGATCGAACTCGGTTTTACCTCGTTCCAGCCGCGTCATGACGTACATTCCGTAAATCCGGCCATCACCCTCAATGAGCGGCCAGGGGCGGCCAGAAAATCCGATCGTCTCAAGCGCAGATAGCGACAGATTGCCGCCAGTAATTTCCGGATAGAGTACCCCGGACAGGGTAATATTATCCTCGCCCGGCCCGATGTACTGCCACCTGGCAGACTGATTAACCCGGTCGTTTTTAACATGCCGCCATTCTTGCGCGTGCTGGAGCTGCTGATAAGGAGCCGTGCGCAGCGTAAAAACAAACATCCCGAAAACCATCATCATGCTGATTACCTCTAATCTCTGTCGCGGAACGAGCCACGGTTACTTCTGTTGGTGCTGGCCATTGCATCGCGAACGGCATTCCTGACCATTCTTTCCAGATCCCGCGCCGAGTGCTGGCCGACTTCGTTAAAGACCAGGTTAAACACTGGCGCACCACTTGTCGGGGCGGAAACGGGCGCTGACAGCGGGCCTTGCGTCGCCGTTGGCACCGAGAGAATGCCGCCTGCCGCCGGAGCTGCAACGCGTGGTACTGCCTGCGGTGAGATCCGCGCCTCTTGATAGGCTCCGCGCAATGCCAGCGCACGAGGCAGGTTTTTGAAAATAATGTCGCCAGGGCCAATCTTTTTGCGCGCTTCTTTCGTGTTGTCGGCGGTTGCCTTCGTGTTATCCGCAATGCTATTCAGGCGGCGTAACGTGCCGGTGTTGCCGGACAGCGGCGAAGGCGCGGGCGGCGCGCCTGCGGTAACGGGGGAATCTGATTTTTTAGGTGACCAGTCCCACGCCTTTTGAACCATTTTCTTTTGCTTCGGATCCCACTCCCACGACGTCGGTTTTTTGGGTTCGAGGTTGTTGGCCTTAGCCCGTGCCGCGTCAATTCCGGAAGGGATTAGCCCCAGCTTTTCAAGCAACAAGCTGACTCCTTCGGTCAGCAAGCGGAGAGGGGTGAAAAGCAGATTCAGGGCGGTACCCAGCACCTCGCCAAATGTTTTCCCGGCACTGGCGCACTTATCCAGCGCATCGCGGGAAAAATCAATCGGTGTAAATAGCTGGCTGAACCAGCCCCAGACTTTCGCCACTCCGGCGCTGATGGCGTCAAACAGCGGTACCAGGAAAGAAAACGACTGAATCAGCGGGGAAAGCCCCTGGCTGATGCCGGTAAACAGCCCGGAGAAAAACGCCTTAATCGGCTCCCAGTATCGCCAGATGAGCAGACCGGCGGTAATGAACGCCGCCAGAATCAGGCCGGGGATCCCCAGCAGAGAAGCAAGGATGACCCTTAAGCCCGAGAACGCCATGCCGAGCGTCGAGATGCCGCCGGTCGCGGTGATTGATGAGATGCCGATCATACTGAGCATCAGGCGGAGTTTTGCCAGTGGGCCAAGGATGAAGCTGGCGCCAATGCTGGCAATACCCACCGCCCCGGCAAAGACAGTCAGCGCCCCGCCAACAAGGATCAGCGTCTGCGTCAGCCACGGGTTTTCTTTCACCCATTCACTGGCTGACGTGATTAAGTCACTTAACCCCTGAGTCAGTTTACGTAATGGCCCGTCGGTGGTTTCTTCCACCTGGATGCGGAAGCCTTCCCATGCACTATCCAGATTTTTCAGATCGCCGCTGAGGTTGTCGGCCATCACTTTTGCCGCTTTCTGCGCCTCACCCTGTGATCCGCGTAAATCTGTAAGCAGCTTTTGCAGCTCACCGCTACCCGCAGATCTCACCAGTGCCTGGAATGATTTAGCCGCTTCCTCCCCGGCGATATCTTTGAAGAAGGACAGCTGATCGGTGGCGCCGTACTTCGAGACGGATTTATAGATATCCGAGAGGATAGCTTCTGCCGGTCGCATTTTGCCGGTAGCGTCAGCCACGGTAACACCAAGTTGTTTCAGCGCGGCCTGTGCTTTGGTGGTGGGTGCTGCGAGTCGGGAGAACGTCGTTTGCAGGCCTGTCCCTGCGATACTGCCTCGCAGGCCCACGTTCGCCATTACGCCGATCATGGCGGTGGTGCGTTCAACATCAACACCCAGACCAGCCATGCCGGTACCCGCGTATTTCATCGCTTCGCCGATATTGGTTAAATCGGTGTTGGTGCGGGTAAACGCAGCGGTCAGCACGTCACTGACGCGATCCATTTCTTTTGGATCGAGGCGGAATTGCGACAGGATGTTAGAGCTGATATCGGCACTTTCGCCAAGATCCATGCCACCGGCCAGCGCCATGTTAAGCACACCGGGCAAGGCCGCCTGAATAGCTTCAGGGGTGAAGCCAGCCATTGCGAGGAATGCCTGACCGCTCGCAGTGTCACGGGTAGTAAAGGCCGTTTCGGCGCCGAGCTTTTTTGCCTGCGCGCGCAGGTCGGCGAGTTGGGATGAGTTTTTGTTGAGGCGGGTTAACGCCTGTACGCGCGACATTTCCTCATCAAAACCTACCGCAGGTGCCAGGAACGACCCCGCCGCATAACCTGTAGCCGCTGCGCCAAGTGTCATCCCCATGCCTGCGCCACGGAGTTTCCCTGCGGTTTCTTTGGCGCGCTCATAGCTTGCCTGGGCGCGTGTCGTGGCCGCCAGCTGGCGGCGTTCGCGCTCCAATGTCTGGTTATATTGCTCTGTGCGCCGGATTGCGCTCTGAATTGCACCGCTGCCGGATGAGAGGTTAACGCCGTGCTGGCGCACCGCCTGCGCCGCCGTGCGCAGCTGTGTGGTTTGTTTGTTATAGGTATCCGTCAGCCGCGAGAGCTTGCCGCGCAGCGATTCAAGACGAGCCGCCTGGGCTTCGGTAAGCTGGCCGCCTTCGCGCTGTTTCTGGTTGAGGCCGTCAAAGGCCCGTTGGGTAGTTTTTAGTTTCTGCGCTGTTTCATTGGCCTGCGAGCGTAGCTTGTCGAATGCCGCTGCGCTTTTCTCCAGATCCTTGATCGACGATTGCGTTTTCTTGAGGGAGTCAGAAAGGCCGCCAATAGCTTTACTGGCGGCGTTGACCGGACGGGTGAGTTTATCAATGGCGCTGAACGCAACGCGAATACTAAGATCCATCGTCGTCATCCTCCTTGTCATGGTTGCCGCTTCTGATAGCCGCCCGTTCGCGCCAGGCTATCAGCTCGCGCAGCACCATGCCGTACATCTCGGAGGGCGGCCAGTGAAAAATAACAGCGATATCGGCGATCAGGTCGTCGATATCGGAGATAACCGCTTCTCTTACTTGCTCGCCGTCGCCGCTTCGGTGGCTGCGGACGGCTCCGCTTTCGTCAAAAAAGGCGTGATCTCTTCACACAGCGCAGTAAAGTCTCCGGTCGCCATCGTGGCAATCTCGACAGCTGTCAGTTGCGGGCTGGTTGTGCGCGTCAGCAGCGCGGAAACGGCGTCATAGTCGAAGTTGAGCACATCAACCAGTTTCAGGCCGCGCAACGAGCCAGCCTGCTTAATAGTGTCGGTGATAACGATGGTGTCGATTTCCTGATCACCGCGTTTGATCGGCTTGCTTAAAGTAACAGACATTGATAATTCTCCGGGCGGTCTGGCCGCCATTGATAGTGGTTAAAAAGTTACTGGCCGAGGCCCAGCGCGGAGGCAATGCGATCCGGATAGAGGCTCTTACCGTTGCGTTTGTAGATGAAGTTCAGCAGGTCGATTTCCAGCAGGGGCTTATCGTCTACTGACTCTTTGTAATAGGTGTTTTTGATCGCATAGGTGTGGTTTGTGTCATCCCCCTGTTTTGCTTCACCCTGATCAATTTCAGTGATGCGGCCGCGCATTTCGACTTCCAGCAGCGAGCTGGTACCGCCGCTATAAATCTCACCCACAAAGCGCAGGCGCAATTCGTCAATATCGCCGCCCCATTTCAGGATCAGCGCTTCGACTACACCGCCGACAATCATTGATGCATCCAGCGCCCCAGCTTCCAGGCCGAGATCGACACCCGCCGCGCCAAGCATGCCACCGCCCTGATAGTCTTCCGTTTTCCGGGTGAGTTTCGGGAGCGTGACGCTAGGTACTTTCCCGATATAGTTTTCCCCGTCAACAAAGAGGGTAAACAGCCGCAGTTTTTTAGGAATAGCCATTTACGCACCTCCCAGCGATGCAAAAGCCGGTTCGTAATACTGATCGGTGAAGGTCTGGATCAGCGTTAAATCTTCCAGCGGCGGTACCGGGCTGTAGTTGTAGCGTACGACAGCCTTACCCTGACGCAGGCCAGTGGTCGGGTTATCGACGATATCAAACCAGCACGCCGCACCAATCAGCTTGCCCGCAGTGACAAGGGCCTGAAGTTTGGCATTAATACCACTCACCACGTCTTTCACGTTCGCCGGGGTGAGTGGACTGTCAACAGTGGTAAATTGCGCCTCGGCGATACTGTCCGCCAGGATCTGGGCGGTACGGGTGTACACCTCGAAAATGTATTCTTCAGTGTCCGTGGTGCGGTTGCCCCAGAAGCGGAAACCGTCACGCTTAATCAGCGTGGTGATTTCGTTGGCGTTCAGCTCGTTGGCGTCGGAGTCTTCCGCCTGTAGCGCCCAGAAAACGTCTTTGGTAATCCCCAGCACGTTTTTAACCGCCACGTTAGATAGCGATTTATGCCAGCCCTGCTCGTTATCGATCAGGGCTCGCAGACCTAATGCATAAGCCACGGAGGGAAATTCTTCATTGGCGCCGGTCAGAGAGTTGTAGGCGATGAAGTTCGGCCAGATCAGCATGCCTTCGCGCTCTGCAAATTGTTCACGATAAGCTTTCGCTTCGGTGATCGTTTCGCAGCCATCGCAATAGCTGTAAGAGAACGCCCGCAACTGTTTTGCAATCACGCGTAACTGCGCGGTGACCTCCTGAGTGTCATACATTGGTACGCCGAGGATGCGTGGACGATAACCGGTTTTTTGCTCTGCTGTCAGAAGGGCAAACATGCCGGTATAGCTGCCGTCTGCCTTCGTTCCGCCGATGATGAGCTGAGACTGTGTCTGTGCGCCTTCCTCGGTCTTAGCTTCAGCGACACGCACGACGATCACGCGGGTGCTGACCTGGTCGGAAATAGCCTTGAGCGATTTGTACAGGGAGCCGGTTTTACCGGCCTTACCCAGCACGCTGATCACTCGCGTAATCAGTACCGGCGTATCAAGTGGAAAAGTTTCGGGATCGGCATCCTCAGCAACCGCCACCAGGCCAATGACCGTTGAATCAACATCGTTGATTATGGTCTGTAGGTCGGTGTTTTCTTTGGTGCGCGCCCCGTGGAAAAAGTTGTCGGTCATACTCTACCGCCATCATGTTTAGTGAGTTCGGGGTGATAATCCATGAAATACATAGCGTCGTCTCGCGGCGATGGTTGTGGGCGTTCCGTGACAACAAAAAGCCGTCGCATGCCTCGCGCGCGCATGGAACTATCAGCGGCGGAGGGCAATCATGGCGCTGAACACAGACACAATCGACAATGCAAAAAGCCTGCTGAATGCGGGCGCTCAGGACTTCAAAAAATACCAGGATGAGTTGTCGCGCATCCCGGCGTTTAATGTCCTGATTGGCAGTAAGGCGTTGACCGTGCTGGATGAGAAAGTGATTTCTCTGGAGCTGACGGATAACCGGGGATTTAACGCCGACGAGCTGACGATCACCGTTGATGACAGCCAGGGCGATATTGAGCTGCCACCACGTGGCGCCGAGCTGTCGTTATCGCTCGGCTGGCAGGGGGAGCCACTAATCTACAAGGGGATTTATATTGTCGATGAGGTAGCGCATTCAGGGCCGCCAGACCGCATCGAGATAACCGCCCGCAGCGCTGATTTTCGCGATGAATTCAATATCAAACGCGAGGTGTCGTGGCATGACGTGACGGTAGAGCGCATCGTGTCGGCTATCGCTCACCGTTACAAACTGAAGCCGGTTATTTCCGAGCAACTGATGAACGCCGAAATAGATCATGCCGACCAGACCCAGGAGAGCGATATGTCATTCCTGACGCGTATGGCGGATATTCTCGGCGCCATTGCCACGGTGAAAAACGGTTGCCTGTTGTTCATTCTGCCGGGAGGTGGTGTCAGTGCGAACGGCAAAGCGTTGCCGGAATTCGCCATTACGCGCGGTAGTGCAGACCGTCATTCGTTCCGCATCGCAGACCGCGACGCTTACACCGGTGTGCAGGCTTACTGGCTGGATCTGAACTTCGGCAAAAAGAAAAAAGTTACGGTGAAGAAGCGTAAGAAAATCACGGAGAAGAAGCTACGGAGCAGCAGCCGGGAAGGGGATTATATCGCCGGAGAGGATGGTAATGTTTTTGTACTCCGCACAACATACAGTAGCGAAATGGCGGCGCAGCGTGCGGCCGCTGCAAAGTGGCAGCAGCTCCAGCGCGGTGCTGCTGAATTTTCGTTAACCCTGGCTTATGGGCGCGCAGATCTTTACCCGGAGATGCACGGAACAGTAACGCGCTTTAAGGATGCGATCGATAATCAGGACTGGATAATCACGAAAGCAGGGCATACGGTTGACGATAGCGGATTCAAAACCCGACTGGAGCTTGAGGCGAAAATACCTGAATGGATTGCAGAAAGTGAAGGTTAGCGGCCATAATATGAGCGAGTTCAACTCCCGCCCCGGGAGGCCATCATGTTTAAGTGTCCTGTTTGTGGTGCCGTTGCAAAAACGCGTACCAGTCGCTCGTTAAGCAATACCACCGTTCGGCATTATCACCAGTGCCAGAATTTTGAATGTAGTATCACTTTCACTACGCTAAACAGCGTTGAAAAGCTGGTAACAAAGCGCGCGCCGCGTGAGAAATTGCCGCCGGGCTTTATCCCTTCAGATGCTTTTCCGGCATCGCACTACGGTGACGATCAGCTCAGCTTTGCAATATGAAAAAGCCCCGCATTTGCGGGGCTAATTTCTTGTCAATTAGTAATAATCCGATAAAATCCAAATGTTTTGTAACAAATGAAACCAATAAATAACTATGGGGATTATTGCTATGGCTTTGGTTAGCTGCCCGGAATGCCGGAAAGAAGTGAGCGATTCAGCATTGAAGTGTCCATCTTGCGGTAAACAACTAAGAAAGCCGCGTCGCTCAATTTTTGGGTTCCTAATAAAATGGATCTTCATTCTGTTTAATATCTTCATGATCTATGCCCTTTTTAAAGGATTAGGTGGCACAGGTGAGGTTATTAACCATGCCACAACGGAAGCTGAAAGGGCTGGGGCCGCTTTAGGTGCAGGTCTGGGGATGATGGCCATTGGTACTATTTGGGTTATTGGCGACATTGTCATTGGAATACTGGTGTTTCTTACAAGACCAAAGGGATAATCTCATGAAGAAAAGTTTTGTTTTCATTGTGACATTTTTGGCATCTTCAGTGTCTTTGGTCGCTCATGCTCAAGGGGAACCAAGGGACTTTAAAGGGGTTCTTCAGTGCCGAACGATAGAGGATAGCTCGCAGCGTCTTTCTTGTTACGATAATTCGATCCCCCCGACAAGAACGAAGAGTGCTAAAAAATTTGAAAGTAGAGATCAATGCCCTGACGAAAAAACGGACAAAGGGCGTCTGACCTGTTATGACAGATTTTTCTCACCAACGTTTAAACCAGCCAGTTCACCCAAAACCACACCTTTAAGCCAAGAGGTTGACAATAACGAGGCGATCAATAAAGAAAAGCTCCTTGAATGCCGCTCAGAAATAAATGGCACCAAACGATTAGCATGTTATGACGAGCTTTTCCCTCAAGATGGAACAGAGGATGTTGTGCCTTCCTCAGTTGAACCAGCCCCGAACCCTGGAAAATGGCTGACTCATATAACAACTTCACCGGTTGATGATTCAAAAAATGTGGTTTTAATGCTACCTAGCAATGATTCCATTAAGACACCATACGGCGAGACCGTTACACCGACTATTTTTGTGGCTTGTCGTGAAAAGAAAACCGAAGTTTTTATTAATTGGGATGTGTACCTAGGACTAGAAGAAACGAGCATGCTTTACCGATTTGATAAGCAAAAAGCCGTGGAAAGAGGATGGTCGATTTCTACTGATACAAAGGCTGTTTTCTACCGTGGAAGAGACATCGATTTTGTTAAATCCATGATGAAAGCCGATAAGATGTTCGCAAGGATAACCCCATACAACGAAAGCCCGGTGTCGGTAACGTTTGACTTGTCGGGGCTTAATAGCGCCGTTAAGCCACTACAGCAAGCTTGTGGTTGGAAGTAGGGCGGTTGACCCATTAGAGTAAGCCACGGCAAACCGTGGCTTTTTTGTCGATGTGGTCGTGATGTGGACAGTTGAGGAAATAAATCCTTTTATTTCAGATGATTAAAATATAAAAAAAAGCCCCGTCGGGGGCGACGGGGAAAAACTCATTGATTATGGAATGATCTGTTCTCTGGTCAGTTCGAGAACAGGGGTACTCTACGACGCAAAAGTGCAGCTAAAATGGAGAAACCGTGGAGATTCGGGACCAAAGACCGTTTTCATCAATTAAGGAGCAGAAATGAAGGGGATGATACTGATGCTGCCACTGGCGCTTGCCGGATGCGCGCAGACTCAGCCGACACAGCAAGCACATCCGGTAGGGATGGCTAACCCGGCTTCGGTTTACTGTCAGCAGCTGGGCGGGAAACAGGTTCCCATTCAAAGCCCGCAGGGCGTGCGCACCGAGTGCAAGCTACCCGGTGGTGAAACGTTAGATGAATGGGAGCTCTGGCGCCGCGATCATCCGGCTAAGTCATAGCGCTTTCAGCCAGTCAGCCAGCACCTGGGCATGGTTATGCCGGGTGTTTTTCGCCGCGTAGAGCAGCGTCAGCGTCTGCCGGTGGGCCAGCGCGGCCAGGCGCTCGCCTTCATCACGATGGGCCTCAAGCTCCTGGCGATAGCGCTGGCTAAAGTGGGCAAAATCGAGCGTCTCGCCGTGAAAAGCCTTGCGTAAATCTGTCGATGGCGCCAGGGTTTTGCACCACTCAGCGTAATTGAGCGCCTCTTTTTTTATTCCTCGCGGCCACAGGCGGTCTACCAGTATACGGTAGCCGTCGCTCTCTTCCTGCGGGTCATAAACGCGTTTACATTGAATCATCGTCACTCTCCCTTTGTTTCATCCAGGCAAGCAGCTGCGGCAGTTGCTGTTCGGAAAATACCGTAATCCCGTTCTCGCGAAGCAGGGCGGCGGCAACGCCGGCTCCGGGTTTGCGCCGTCCGTTAAAGGTACCATCATAGATAAACTGACTGCCGCAGGTTGGGCTGCCGTCGGTGAGCAGCGCCGCGGTACAGCCTTCCTCCTGCGCGGCTTTTAGTGCCAGCCAGGCGGCCAGCTGATAGTGCGCGGTGACGTCCTGGCCGTCGCTTTCGACAATTTGAGCACGATTTCGCATAACGTCCGCTCCCTGTGCGTCCAGGATCTCCGCCGGTAGTCTGGGGATGGGCAACCCCGCAGCCAGCTCCGGGCAGTGGGTGACCAGCCGCCCCTCGCTCTGCCAGCGAGACAGCGCGTTAGCCAGTTGGGCTTTGTGACTGCCGTTATAGCGAACCTGAAAGCCCATCAGGCAGGCGCTAACCAGAATTTTGTCCTTCATCGTGCATCCATAGCCGTTTGTTTGCCCAATACCATAACGCCAGTTAGAGTAAATTACCCGCGTTCAAGGGCAGACAAAATAAGGATTGTGTTCTGCCGTGGAGATCGCTAACCTGAGGCTCCTTGTGTTGCCTGATAATCGCTATGACATAAGGATCCTGCTATGAACTCCCCCCTGCGTATTGCTCTGGTCGGTGATTACAACCCCGACGTCGTTGCCCATAAAGCGATTCCGCTGGCGATTGATGATGCCGCTGCCGTACTGGAACTGCCGCTGCGCTATGACTGGCTGTCCACCAGTGAGATAAAATCCGCTGATGACCTCGCCGATTACGATGCTATCTGGGTGGTTCCCGCCAGCCCCTATAAAAATGCCGAAGGCGCCTTTATCGCCATTCGCCACGCCCGGGAAAACGGTATTCCGTTCCTTGGCACCTGCGGCGGCTTCCAGCACGCGATTATTGAATACGCGCGCAACGTTATGGGCTGGCAGGATGCCGCGCATGCCGAAACCGATACCGAAGGGCGGATGGTGATTGCGCCGTTAAGCTGCTCGCTGGTGGAAAAGTCGGACAATATTGAACTGCGCGCCCATACGCTTATCTCCCGCGCCTATGGCCGCGACAGCATTGAAGAGGGTTATCACTGCAGCTACGGGATTGCCGACGATTTTGCCCGCGAACTGGAGCAGGGCGACCTGCGGGTCACGGGCTGGGATGATGACGGCGAGATTCGGGCGGTAGAACTGGTGACCCATCCGTTCTTTGTCGCCACGTTATTCCAGCACGAGCGCAACGCGCTGGAAGGCAGACCTGCGCCGCTGGTTCACGCGTTTTTACGCGCGGCAAGTCAGTGAGCGAACGCCCGGCGGCGGTCGCCGGGCATCGCTA